AAAAAATCAGGCGGACCTCCCGCCTTTTTTTATTTAGATAAGCCGAACAAATAATCGGGTTATAAAACCTACTGCTGTGTTATGAGCGCCAGTTGTTACAGACAATGTGATGATTGGCACACCTTGCCCCTACTGCTGTGTTATTGACACCCGTAGTTTTTACTACTATCCTAAAATTATTGTAATCAATTTACCCTTACCTGTATTGATTACACTGCTCTTACTGACCCCGACTGGCTAGGTTTCGCACTGCAAAGTCGGGGTTTTTTTATCCCGAACATAAATTTTCTTATATATGCCCTTGACCCCGAACATAAGAAATGTTATGTATTAGGTCTAGCAAAGAAAGGTAATAAGATGACACAATCATTTCAATGGCTTATCACTTCATCAGGTCACTTTATGCACGGCACGGAAAAGAAGTTTTACAACAACTTAGCCCATGCTGAGGAGTTGCCCGAAAACTTTGAAGATGCTTGCCACATGGCGTATGATCATTGCAAGGACTGCACGTCTATTCGTGTTTTACGTCTTGATCGCGATACAGGCACTTTTGAAGATCAAACGGCTAAAGCTGTATATTTTATCGCGCAAAGCGTTTTAGACCTTCATGACGAGGAGAACGGCGTTCCCGAATGGGCGCAGGAGCAATTTGATGCCTTGGAACCAGTATTAGAGGGAGATTACTAATGAGCAATGCGCAAGTAGAAAATTTAGAGGAGTTTTTAACTTGGTTAAAGACTTGCCCAAATCATTACACAATTAGCTCGATGCAGGGCGGTTTTGTTCATGTAAAGTTTTTAATTTCAGTTGAAAAGAAAAAGGAAGACCAATGAAAAAAGACATAGAGATTGAACGTATGCTTAATGAAGTTTTCGCAAAAGTATTTGGGAAGGACTGGTAATGGCAAAATGGAATTTAAAAGGGGAGCGCATGGACATTAAAGATGTCCTTATGCGTCTTAACGATATTATTCACGCGAAAGACCCGAAGGCTGAGGCTGTAAGGTTTAAGCGTGATCTTGTTGTTAAGTTGGAAGAGGACAAGTAATATGGAAAGACCAACTTTCAGATACATTCTTGACCGCTTAAATGGTATTAAAACGCAATCTGACCTAGAGGAATTGAAGTCCGATGTTGAGGGTTACTTGCCTTTAGATAAGTTTGAAGAGGACTTTGATGTCAACGCCGCAGTAGATAATTTAAAGCGTGACTATGTTAATAGGGCTTTAAATAAAGTTCCGACATTGCACGAAGCCGCAGACTTGCTCGGGTTAAAGAGCTATCAGGTTTTAGTAAATTGGATCAAACGACTGGATATTAAACATGACTAATAGAGCAGATATATTGGACATGGCTAAACAATATGTAACCAAAGACAGAGCGTCAGATCATGGCGACATGGAAGATAACTTCAAGATGATTGCAGATTTTTGGTCAACATATTTAGGTATTGTGATTAACCCGCATGAAGTTGGAGTTATGATGAACCTACTAAAAGTTGCACGCATTAAATCAAATCCCGAACACCCCGACAATTGGGTCGATGGCGCAGGCTATATGGCTTGTGGTGGCGAGATCGCGGGAAAGAGAAAGCGGACTACAATCCCGAAAATTGATGCCAACGGCAAGTTTGAAAAACATGAGGAAGCGTTATGACCTTTTACACAATGCTTGTGCTGACATATGTAATAGAAGGCACGGAAGTTCAAAAGAAAACTTTGTATAGAAACGCATATGAGTGTGGAAATGCACTGCCAGAAGCGTACAAACCATATGAGGATATGGATAGTATGGGTCAATGTATTGAGACAGACAGGGTATCGTCTAGCACTCTTATGCCAAAACTAAGACCTAGTAATTTAGGAAAATAGTCGCGCAAGGCGGTGATGAATTCGTTTAAATGTTAGCGCATTTGGTAGCGAATTTATCTAAGTTCTGATCTGATATTAACTTTGCCCGTTTAAATCTGATTAAATTTAACCGCCTTGCCGTGCTTTTATAAACAACACAAATTCACAGTCAATCAATTATTGATCGAAAACTAAATAAATGGTATAACCCGAACAAGTTCACTCGGAGATTATACATGGTAGCCTCACCTTACGCAAAATCAATTAGACCGATGCCGATGGGACAACCTAGTTTGTCCTCTGGAATTATGGGTACTCCTTCTCTTATGCGTCAGATGTCTCCATCTCAACCGGGAAACGCAAACGTAATAAAGTCAGAAGATATAAGAAGTCAATATGATAGGTTAAAAAAGGAAGCGGCAGACAGAAGAGCCGGAGGCTTTATGGGGCAAGTTGTTTTGCCAACCGAAGGTCAAACCTTTGAAGAATATAAAAAAGGTAGAGATAAATTTGGTGGCCTTTTACCTAGTGGTGGAAATATTAGACCTAATTTATTCAGTCAACCTAGTTTATTTAGTCAACCTAGTTTTCCTTCTTCTGATCCAGTAAGGCGCGAATATGATAGGCTAAAGAAAGAAGCGGCAGATAAAAGAGCAAACGGATTTATGGGTCGTGTTGTTTTGCCAACTGAAGGCCAAACCTTTGAGGACTTTAGAGATGAGCGTAAAAATTCTATAGCTTCATTTTCTAATCAACCACCTCTTAAAACTAATCAACCTCAGTTTGATCAGTCCGCTTTCGATACATTTATGGGTGGATTAGATCAAGCTCAGAAAGATTTAGTTAATAGCTATGGCGCAAATCAAACGTACCAAGCGACTCAACAGTATCGTAACCCGAACATGGGTATGGGTATTGGTGGTCAAAGACCTACAGGCATGGGAATGTTTGGTGGATTTCCTCAAAGACCTCCGCAAAGACCTCAAGGTATTATGGGTGGATTCGGAATGTTCAGGCCCCAGCAGCCAATGAATTATTCGGGTTATGGCGGAATGCAGCGGCCCATGAATTATTCAGGATATGGAGGTATGCAGCGTCCGCAGCCAATGATGAATTATTCGGGTTATGGTATGCAGCGCCCGCAGCAGAATTATGGAATGCAGCAGCCAATGAATTATTCGGGTTACGGACAGCAGCCAATGCAATCACCTTACCAGCAATACGGAATGATGGGTGGCGGATACCAGCAAAGTCCTTATCAACAGCCTTATCCCCAGCCGCAACAATACGGCGGATACGGAATGAGTCAGGGTTATGGTGGTCAGAGTAGTTTTGCCCCGATGTCAAACCCGTACCAGCCGCAGCAGTATGGTAACTCGAACAATTTCTCAGGTTATGGAATGCAGCCAGCGCAGCAATTTTATTAATTTTCTCTAGGCAGCTCGTATTTATCTTTAATCTTTACGATTGCTTTCTCAGAAGTATGTATAACTGCTGATATTTCTTTAATCCCGAAGCCCCGAAGCAACAACATATTGATTGTAGTTGCTTGCTTTGTAAGGGCTTTCGGCTCTTTTTCACTGCTTTCATCTTTAACGATGTGAAACGATGCTCTTCTTTTTTTATAGTTAGGCGATATTGAATCAAGCTTTGGGTTAGCCTTACGATCTTTCTTCATTTGAATTTCCCAAAGCTGCTTATAGACATCTTGATACTTATCAACAACTTTTTGTGGAATTTTATCCATCAGTCCCACCTAGCATCGCCTTTAAGAACAACTGCATTGCCTACAATGCCCGTTCCATAAGTTTCAGATGCTTCTTTATTATAATCTAGTCCTTTCAATAACCCTTCTTCATTAACGAGGATTTGAATATCTTCATGAATAGGTGAACGAACCATTTCAACATACCCATCTACAAGAGACTGCGCCTCTTCCAATGTGGGTTTCTTATCTTTAAAAATGTGAATCATTTTATTTCTCCTTAAAGATGGGATTATTGCCATAATTTCCCACGATTGTCAAATGTTATCTCGACCTGTTTGACGTTCATACTCACCTCTAGCGAGTGATCCATCCATAACGCCAAGCCACCTCTCATCACCACCTGTTGATAGGGCATACTTTCGTATCATTCCCATAGCGAGAGCTTCAGTAACGGCTTTTTTGATAGTTGTTTGACCGCCTGCGCCTTGCAAATAGACAACGCAAGGCTCAATAGCTTCCGACTCACGAATAGCATGGAATATACCACTATTGACACCACCATGTGTAACAGCACGACCATCTAATTCTCTAAT